CCCAGTAGCACGAGGAGTTTCGTTGCTGATAGTGAAGGTTAGGGTGTCACCCGGCTCGAAGTGATAGCGGGGGCTGGGGAGAGACTGGAAGCCATAGAGCGGGTCAGCCAAGACATCATCCGGATTGAGAATGGTGAACTGAACGCCCGTATCGGGGTCTAGGAAGGTCTGATTCAGCCAGCCGATAGCTCCGACTGCACCGCCACCCACATTGGAACCCAAGGGGGTTGTAGCCCCGCCAGTGATGCCAAATCCATCCGTGTTAGCCTGAAGGGCAGTGCGGCTAGAGGTCACGCAGTAGTGGAGAGAACGGGGGGTGGAAACAGTGGCCGCACCATTGATGAAGTCCTCTGCCACTCCAGCCGCAGCCGAATTAGTGAGGGTGGGGCTGCCTACTGCCTCAGCGAGGATAACTCCGGTCGTTGGAGTAGAAGGAGGATAGGCGATGAACAGATTGAGAATGTCCTGAAGAGTGCGGGTGGTCGTGTCTATCTTCTCAGTGTAGACGGTCACTGCATTGCTGGTTACCGAGATAGCAGCAGCGTCAGCCTTAGCTGTAGTTCCGACAAACTGGATAGTTGCAACGCTGTTGGGGCCGGTGCCGATGTTGGTGGCAACAAACTTCAACCCCACGTTTACAGTGGAGACCAAACTGGCCTGAACACCAGGGGAGATGACGAAAGAAGCGTCCCCTTCCTGGAAGGTCACAGTGACGGTTTCATCTGGGCTCTTACCCCCCACGCCATTCAAATCAGAGAACTTATTGGGCCATACGACCCCACCATACTCTGTGAATGCCGCTTCAACAACCGAAGAAGCTCCCGAAGCAATGACTGGAAGAGTGTTACCCTTTTCATCAGAAATAGAATAGGTGCCCTGACCGGTAATTCCTGGATTGACCACCGTAAGAGTGAAAGTGTGATCATTCAGAATGTTACGGTAGTAAGTGGCATAGACGTTCTGACCCATTGGAGGTGGGTTGTAAAGAACTACCGTGGAGGTGGCTCCAACAACCTGAGTAACCGTTACTTCACCAGCCAGAAGGGCTTCCTCTGGGTTGGTGCCAACATATACGTGGACCAACGCTGGGTTGTTAGTGACAACACCCAGACCAGACCCATCAGTTGGGACATCTGGAAGGATAAAAGTGTAGTTCTTACCAGTGACGGCTCCCTGAACGGGGCGAAGGAACATGATCTCATCAACCAATGTATCTGTGATGACTGAGGCGTTGAATGCAGTGTAGCCGGGGGTAGAGCTACCTGCCATAACTGAAGCAGAGCCACCCCACTGGATACGAGCGTCTGCATTCGGAGGGGTCTGGAGGACAAAATCCACGCCGTTGACAAAATCGCTACGGCTTGGGCCATAACCCACTGCATCAATGCTTACCACGTTAGTGGCAGGAATCATGTCGTAGGTGTCCTGATACTTATTGGTGTAGTAGGAGACGGTGAAAGTCTGACCGGCCAGAACGGGGGAAGCCATGACGAAGGTGCCGGTCAGACCGTTCAGGGAAGAGACGGTGGCAGGCTGACCGTTGACCAAAACCTTCAGATTGAGAGGGTTGGTGGTGACGACTCCACCATTGGTTCCGTCAACCACAGGGATGAAGGAAGTGGTGAAAACCGTGTTGGAGTTGGGGCCTGCTCCACCAGTGAACGGAGCGGATGCGACAGCAGCCGTTACGGTCTGAGCGGCAATCCCGCTGGAAAGAGGAGCCTGGAGGGCGAGATTACCAGCTAAGGTGGGGATTCCCACAGTGAGGAGGTTAGCCAAATCTCCGTAAGTGCGGACTGCGTAGGCGGTCACGGTGGCGGAAGCGTCCACTTCAACAGTGAAGGATGCGGCGGAGAAAGTAAGGGTGTCGTTGGGGCTGGATCCGGTGGAGATACCCGTAACAATCTGGTAGGAACCAGAAGCAGTGTTGTTGGCAGTCGTGCCAGCAAAACGAACAGCCGTACCAACTGCTACGCCATCAGTTGCCCAGGATCCGGAAGCACGTGTCACCGTGTGAGCCGCGAAAGTGAGAGAACCGGTGGTGCTGATCGGAAGGGCGGCTTCGTTCAATTCGATGGAGATGGTATCGGTTCCGACACCGCTAATAGCCAATGCGTCAGAAACGGGGGAGGCTGCGGTGAAGGTGAAACCCAGATCCACATCGTTTCCAAGCTCACCAGGAAGGGAGAGGGTGAGGGGGAGGTTAGGATCTGAAGCCCAGGTAGCGTATGAAGGCACCTGGGAGGCTTCATTTTCATTTGCCACATAGGTGTCCTTGCGCTTAAAGTAGTAAGTGACCAAAAGTTCGGTCCCCACTGGGTAAACGGTGAAGATTGAGAAAGCTCCGGTCGTGCCATTGAGACCTGTAACCACAACTGGGGTCTGCCCGTCAGAGAGTGTGACGGTAATGTCAGTCGGAGTATTAGTCAGGGTTCCGGTGCCGTTCCCCGTAACAATGGGCGTATAGGTCAACTGGAAGTTCAACTGGCCCACGGTCAAAACCGGAAGGGTCTCCTGAACAACCAAGTCATCTGCGTAAGCAGAACTTCCGCGATGCATTTCGGTGTTAATTACAGAGAAGGTCTCCTGTCCCTCACCGATGAACACGGGAAGGCGGATGTTCCCGTAGGTGATTACTCCGGGGTTGCTCACCGTTTCAAACGTGTAGACACCCGGTGCGGTATATTGTGCGAACAGAGCCATGTTTATCTCTCCCTATGGTTGCGATCTTGGATCAAGAGCCCTTTAATATCGTGGTTTCATTTTAGGTCGGAGAAGTCTTTTCTTTCGCCACTTTAATCAGTGCCTAAAATTTTCCGGTCAGTTTTAGTGTCAGGAGCGTGTTTGAACCCATCTTTTGTAATGGCTTCAAGGGCTTCTGTCCTATTTTTCTTTTCAGCCTCTGGCAGAGGGGCGAACTCATTTCGTCCAACCATGGAGAGCCCAACCTCTCCCGATTGTGCGCGAACTTTCTCTCGGAGGGCATTTCTGTCAGAAATATCCTGCCAACGACGATTTGCGTCCTTACCAATAGTGATATCAATCTTCTGTTCCGAGAAATTCTCTGTGAGGAGCCCAACGCTAGAAGGAATAGGCTGAAAAATTGCGTTCTCTCCACATTTTGTGCAGGGAATTGATTCTTTTGGAATCTGGGCGGTAGGAATGATTTTCTCAATCATAACCCCGCAGGATGAACACTTATATTCTCTGATGGCCATAAATCTCCTTTTAGGCGTAATATGGGACGAACAAGGCCGACCCCAATGCGGTTAAACGTGGTAAAACTTCAGGTTTTCCTGGAAAATCAGTGGTGAACCCATCCGTGGGGCCACCAATCTGAATCGTAAAGTAGCCAATTCGAGTGATGAGGGGAAGGTAATACTCCCAATCAGCCGCAGCCGACACTGTAAGGGTAAATGTAGTCGAAGGGGTAACTCCACTCATGTCTTTTGGCTCAGTCATGGAGGCTCGTGAGATTTCAAAGATAGTTAAGCCGTTTGCCTCCATATTTTCTCGCCCCTGGACGAGGAGAAAAGATCTGATCATAGAGGAGATGTCCGAAGCGGTCAGACGGTCGTTCGCCTTGACCCGGATTTCAAAACTGACGTTTTCTTTAGAGCCGTAGACTTCATAAGTCTCCGTTAGATTGGGAGAGACCATGATTACACACTGATCTCCAACTGTAACCATATCCCCAATTCCCACTGTGAGCCCATTAATAATATTTTTATTCGCCGCCAACTTTTTAGCCACCATACTACTCTGTCCAGAGTTGACTCTGACTTCCCAAAACACCTTTTCACCTAGACGGAGCAGATTCTTGAGCCAAATAGTGCCGTCACCCGCAACAACCAAATCTGACTCCGTATAAACAGGGCCGAAGGTTGAACGAATCACAACCTGACCGGCTGCCATAAGTTCCGAAGGGGACAGGGGAGGAATGGGGAGCATATTCTCACTCTGAATCACTGAGGTGACACTGGGGTCAGCTTGTATGGTGAAGGTTCCGGTGAGGGTAGATCCTGGAGGAGTAAATTGTTGAAGGGCAATTGAAGTAGTAGAAGTGAACTGATAATCAATCCCACTCCGCAATTCATAGCCATCTTGATCGGTAATCACCAAATTAGAGTAGGAACTAATCGGAAGGGTGACAGTTTGAGTGCCGGTGAACGTAGACTCACAAATCACGTAGGAAGGTTTTCTAATATACCAAAAATCGACATTAGGGGTCAAAATGCGCGAGGTCGTTCGAAGTTGAAGGGGCTGCTGAGTCGTATAAGAAGTGACGTAGAGAACCCCACCTTGAGTTACAAAGGAAATGGTCGGGTCCACCGTATACACGCTGGAGGGGTCAATCAGAGAGGAAAAATACACCCCAGAGCCCGTCCCATATCCGGTTTTTCCAGTGGACCATGTGTAGGTCTGAACCGTAAGTCCCACTTCACGAGTCCCCTCATCAACCGAGTCCACATTTAGGTAGTAGACTCCAGGTTGTGGGTAAATGAGAGTGCTGGAAGTGGTGGGAGTAGTGGTTAGAACTTGATTTTCTTGAACCCAATCCACAAAAACTCCATCATGCCCTTGAAGTTTAGCCAGAACACTGTGGCCATGCTGGGTACACATGAAGTAATCAGGACTAAGACGATTTCCAGAGGCTGTGACGTTACTGATCTGAACTTGAAGGTCTCCCCACTGGATCAAATTGGATGCCTGGACGAACGTCTCCCCACCCAGGCTTTTGAAGCGAGGATTTCGATTTACCACATCTTTCAACTCGCGTAGAAGATAGGTGGCTAAGTTCTCGCCAGTCAGATCCAGCATCAAAACCTCTTAATTGTACACAACCCCTGGAATTGGTGCTGGAACTTTAACATTCACAGGCTCAACCCACATCGCAATACTGCGACGAACATCGTTGGTGGTGATGTTGGCAATCTGCCTTGGGTACCAGCGATTCTCAATTCCGATACGACCGTCCCACTCATAGTCAGTAATGAGCCATTGAGAGCCGTCATGCGCTTCGAAAACAGCCCCCGGCATCAGATAAGTGAAGAAATCGGCATCTTCCATAATGGGGCTGAGTGGATTTGGCATTTGATTTTGAACACCAGGAGCCGTCTGTGCGAATTGACTAGATGCGTCCATTGCAGGATCTGCTTCTTCGCAGATTTCAACGTTGTCAGCAATTAGTGAAGCAAGATGTTTTGAGTCCATGGGTAACCTCTATGATATGGTACGGGTAGTCTTTAAATCCTTCGT